CCCTGTCGATCTTGATAAGGCTCATCCCCCGGCCCTCTCGATCTGCTGGGCGAGCGCCGCCTCTTCGAGGCGGGACCGCCAGCGGTTGATCTTGATCCTCTTCCACCTGTTCACCTTCTGGCCGTCGAGGACGTCCTCCAGCTGATCCAGGCAGGCCAGCACGTCCCCGGCTTCCGCCGTAAGGCCCGTAATGAGAAGGCGCTCCTCTGCATCCGTCGGACTCTCTCCGCGGCGTTTCCGGGCCAGCTTCAAGGCCGCGTGGCCCAGCTCCGCGCATTCCTCCGCGAGCTGCTCGAGTCTCGACGCCTGGCTCTGCTTGCTTATGATCTCTTCCATTTACTCCTCCCATTGATAGGTGAACCCGTCCAGTTCATAAGGGTTCTTAATCTTGTTGTTGCAGCGGTCCGTGATTGTCTGCCGGCTTAGCGGGTTCATCTTTGCCGCCTCCCTGGCGGACCTGTAGATCTCGACGACCTCCCCCTCGCGGTTGATCTTAAGGACCGACCGGCGGTTTTCCGTCCTGTAGCCGGTTTTCTTTGAGAGCTCGCTTCTTGTGATATAACCCAGATTGTCGACGCGGTTGTCGTTTATGATGTAGTTCTTGTGATACAAGACCAGCCCGGAACGAGGCGGAGGCGGGAGGAAGGTTGCCGCTACAAGCTTACTTATGAGGTATTCTCTAGGCTTATCGCCGGCGGGCGTGAGCTTCACGTATACCTTGCGGTCCTTGTGTCTCCGCTGCTTCGCCGGGCTCTGGCGATACGGCACCATGTCCCGGGCAAGACCCGGACGGAGGACCCGCCTTATGTTCCCGTCCCGGCTGGCCTGATATTTGCCGCCGAATCCCGGAATGTCCCGCCAGAGATCGCGGCCCTCCGCCTTGATCTCATAGGACTTTTGCGGGCTCATGTTGCCGGCGCCAGGCCGCTTTCATCGGCGTGGCCCTCCATCCCCAGAGCGTCCTTAATCATCTTCCGAATCGCGCCCGGCGACTCCAGAACCGCATAGTATGCCGTTTCTTCTCCTTTCTCGTTTAGGACGAATATGTCTGTTTCCAGATTATCGTCAAAACGCCCCCCGGCGCGGATCCGGTCGGCCCTCACGGTCAGCCGCCCGCCGGTGGCCAGCGTGACGGTCACCTCCGCGGGCTTCTCCTCCTCGAAAACGAGGCCCCCGTCTCCGTTGATGAGGTCCACGATCTCCCGCGGGGTCTCTCTGTAGCTCTTTGTGAGGTCATGCCCTAAGGAAACGATCGAATAAGGCCGTTCGCGGTCCGGGTCATAGGCTTCATAGATCCTCACGATCAGATCGGCGTTTATGACGCACTTCGTCCCGTCTGTCTCTGTTACTTTAATAAGCTTTGCCAACTTTCTCTCCTTTCTCATATACTTAAGTAGTGGCTATGACTACTTAAGTAGGTATTTCTTAACCTCTTCGAGGCAATCGTTCCAGCCGTAGGCGTAGCCCGCCGCGCGGCTTCGCGGGTCCTTGCCCTCTGTCGGGAGCTTGTCCGGGAGGGGCGGGCCGCTGCCGGCGCGGATCAGGTCGGCCCTTATCACCGGCGCATTGGATCCTTCTTTGGAATCGTGTACTTCCATTTCCCGCCCTGCTCCTTTCCTTTATTCTTCGCCGCTATACGGTTCCGGTCTCGGGCGCCAGGCAATGACCCGCCCCTTCTCAATAAGGCCCATGTCTGTACTCCACTTTCCGTCATATGTCCCGCCCGTCCCTGTCCGTCTCGAACCGTCTTCGTACTTAACCGTGATATCGACCTTCTTAGATTGTTTGGCCCACATATTTTTCCGCCACTTTTCGGTTCCTTCGTACTTCTTGAAAATGGAATCATGTTCATCCGGCATAGTCTCGCTGCACTTTATCCAGCGAACCGATGTTGTGGCGTTGATCTCTTCGATTTTCTGATTACTCATTGACTCCTCCTCTTACGCCGGGCTCTCCGTCTTACCGTCCTTTTCGACGGTCTTTCGGCGCTCTTTGTACTCAATATACCGCTGCCGGTATTTATAGCTCGCTCCGAAGACATTCCACGCGGCCTTGCTGATATTGGGCTCGTATCGCCCTATGAGTTCCAGGTCGCTCACTGCCTTGTAACTGATCGGGCAGCCGCAGCAGCCTGTCCTCGTGAGTCCGTACACCTCGTAAGCATCGGAATACCGCAGACCATAGGCTTCCTTATACCAGGCTTTGTCTTTATCAGAGACGTAGTATAACGGCCGGAAGCGATATTTCCCGTTTGAGGTCTGGGCGAAGCACATGGTGTTGTTCTCGCTCCACTGCTCGCTCCTGGGGACGGATCTCATGCCGCCCTCATCACGCCGCTCCCCGGTAATCACCATCTCATAGTTCTTTTCGACCCTGTGGGCGACGTCTTTCTTGCAGTAGTCGCAACAACGCGCGCTGATTCTGAAATCTGGAGGATTTTCTGAAATGAAATCCAGCATGTACTTCGATGAATTGATAACAAGCTGTATATTCGGCCGCGGCTCTCCGTCTTTGTTGCAGCAGCAGATAAAATTTATCAGGCTCTCGCATTTCGGGTAACGCTCTCGCAATTCTCTGCGTTTCGCGGCCTTGTCGGCTGCGTCGTCGTATTCCTTCGCGATCGTAAGCGGGACCTTTTTTTTCTGCCACTCCTCCAGCCCGGCAGACATGATTTTTGATACAAAGGGGATCCCGTATTTTCTTGCGGCCTGGACGATGTTAATCTTCGGCCGCGCTTCAATGATCTCCACTCCGTACTTAAATGACATTTCCTTAACGTGGTCTTTGGTGGCCTTCATTTCTAGCCCCGTGTTGAAGAACACATAATCAACCTCATGGAGAGACGGGAGCATACGGCGTGTGGATTCGATCAGGTCGATCAGGATGTCGCTGTCCGCCCCTCCCGAATATGAACAGACGGCGTTCGGATGCTGCCTGAGCCTTGTCATGATGATTCCCCGTATCGCGTCGAACTTCTCCGGACTGTCGTAATCTGCATACAGCGGCCGTTCTGTGTATACGCGGCTGCGGAATACCTCCTTACTCACTGTGGCGCCTCCTTACTCACTGTGCCGTCGCCTTCGGCTGGCCGGAGGCCATCTGGCCCGCCGTCTCAACCACCACCTTCGCCAGGCTCATTACCACCTTTGCTACGATGTCTTCACTCTCTTCCGCTGCCTTCGCCCAGAGGCCGGCCTCGTAGGCCTGAAGCTCTTCGGCTTTGCTTAGTTCTCTCTCGTTCGTCATAGTATCTTCTCCTTTAGAGGTGTGTTGTAAAATTTATTTCTTGCTCTGTAAACACTATATTATACTCTGTAAGATTTGTCAACATATAATTTCTTACTCTGTAAAATATTTTTCTTGATTGTATTATCTTCGAGTGGTATTATTAAGAAAAAAAGAAAGGAGTATAAAATGACAACAGGTGAACGAGTCAAAGAGATAAGAAAAAGCGCCAACCTCACGCTCGAAGAGTTCGGTTCTCGAATCGGTCTTAAGAATGCCGCCGTTAGTCTTATCGAAAACAACAAGAGAGCCCTGACCGATACCGTAGCAAAATCCATTTCGCGTGAATTCGGAGTATCGGAGGACTGGTTAAGGACCGGCGGCGGAAACAAGAAGTCGGTAACCTCAACTAGCACCGCTGCCGGGATCGCCGAAGTGCTCGGCCTCGGAGAGTGGGGAACCGCCATCCTCGAGCAGTACATGGCTCTCTCTCCGGAGGAGCGGAAGCTTTTCCTTGCGACCGTCCGCAAGCTCTTATCTTCCATTATCCCCGCAGAGCGGACTATGGAGATCGAGGAGAAGGTCGCCAGCTACCGCGCGGAGCTGGAGGCTCAGGCAACTTCTGAAAAGTCGTCAGTATCACAGACTGGAAGCGAAAAAGAGGCTTGATATGACCATGTTCCCGACATTTCTGTCGGGGGAGATAAGGAGGAGCTTATGAGCGTGCGGGAGCTTGTCACGACGCTGACCATCCCGATCGAGGTCGAGGTCTACGGAGGCGAGGCCGAGTATCTTTTCACCCGGTCGAGTGCTGACTGCGAAGATCTCTACGATCTCACCGTGATCAGGTGGTGGCCGGAGAGCGGTGAGAAGATCGTGGTTTTCCTCGATTTCGCGGGATTAAGTGCGATTTGATGTGATTTAATGCGATTTGCTTATATTTGCTGATATTTGACAATAATAAAAGACCGCCCGGCGGTGATCGTCGAAAAAAATGCACGTCTCAGGCGGAAAGTGCCCGAACGCGCGCGAAAAATGCACGTCTCAGGCGGAAAGCGCCCGAACGTGCCCGAAAAATACTCATAAAGAGGAAAGCGCCCGCCTGCTGGTAACAGGCGAGCGCAAACAGATTAGGAACTATAGACCGTGCGGTCTTGTGCCATAATCCGCCCCAGACAAGCAGATTATAGCATAAGCCCGCCTGTTTTGGTAGGCTTATTTTTGTTGCGAAGATAAGCCTTTGTGAGGGCTTATGAAAAAGAATATTGCAAACGCCGGGGAGAAACACGCGGCTCTCTATGTCCGCGTCTCCACCGGCCACCAGGTAGACAAGTGCTCACTCCCCTTCCAGCGGAAGGAGCTTAAGGCATACTGTGAGCATGTCCTGCATCTTCCGGCCGCTGCCTGTGAGATCTACGAGGACGCGGGCCGAAGCGCCAAGAACACCGACCGGCCCGCCTTCCGGCGCATGATGCAGGATATCGAGGCGGGGAAAGTCTCGCACGTGGTCGTCTACAAGATCGACCGGATCAGCCGGAACCTGGTTGATTTCTCCCAGATGTACGACGAGTTTAAGCGGCGCAAGGTAACATTTATTTCTCTTAATGAACAGTTCGACACCTCGAACGCACTGGGCGAAGCCGTTTTAAAAATCATCCTGGTCTTCGCTGAGCTCGAACGGAAAATGACCTCTGAGCGGGTCTCTGACATCATGATCGACCGCGCGAAGGCGGCCAAATGGAACGGGGCGCGGGTTCCGTACGGCTGGAAGTGGGACGCGGCCGCCGGCCAGCCCGTCCACGACCCGGTAGAGGCTCCGCGCCTCGTCGGGATCTATAACATGTACCTCTCCACAAAATCGACCGTCAAGATCACGCGGTATCTGAACGGCCACAACATCCCGACCAAACGCGGCGGCAAATGGACCTCTAAGACGGTCGCGGACCTGATCCGGAACCCGTTAAACGTCGGGGACTATCGTTATAACTACCGGGCCAGCGCCCACGGGGAGAAGAAGTCCGCGGAGGAGGTCGTTTATGTCCGGGATGTTTTCCCGCCGATCGTGCCGCGCGAAACGTATGAGGCCTGTATCAAGTCCATGGACGCGAACGCGGCCAGCATACGGAAGCCGGGAATGACGCACACGGAGAAGCGCGTCCACATCTTCCAGGGCCTCCTCGTGTGCGGGAGCTGCGGGCGGCCGTTTCAGGTCCGCGCTATCGACAAGATGCGGAAGAACGGTTTCCGGCCTACTTACTATATTTGCGGGAACCGCGCGAGGGCTTACGGGTGCGACGCCCCGTATACGTCCGATCTGGCGCTGGGTGGTTTCATTTTCAACTACGTTTCTAATGTCGTCAAGGCGTCCGGCCTTCGGCGGTCCATCGCCTCGCCGGAAGACCTGGAGAAGATCCTCCTCACCGGGCCGGATTTCTCCGATATCGCCGGGATCTCTGAGGCGGGGCTCAAGGCTATGTTTTCCCTTCTCTCCGTGCCGGACCGGGCGGCCTACCGGCCCGCACCGCTGCCGGACGGCGCCGATCAGGGCCGCGAGGAAGAGCTGAAGCGCGACATATCCGCCCAGGAGCGGGCGCTGGAACGCCTGAAGGCCGCGTACCTGTACGGTGACGGCATGAGCGAGAAAGAGTTCTTAGACATGAAGGCAGCCATAGAAACACGCCGTGTGAAGGCTGAGAACGAGCTGAAAGGACTTGACCGCGACCATCCGACCGGCAAGGCCGGCGAGGCCGCGTTCGTCCGCTCCGCTTCCGGGTTCCTGCTCGCTCATGAGCTGAACCGCGGGGATCATATCGATTTTCGGGCGTTCGCTGCCGGCGTCGATCCGGCGGTCCTCAATGAGTTTTTAAGAACCGTCATCAAAAAGATTGATGTTGTAAACGGCAAAGTTGATACTATCCACTTTGTGAACGGGATCGACCACAAATTTTTATACAGGGAATGAGAAACCGCTGATATCGAGACGCGAAAGACCGCCGGGTGAGTAGTCCGGCGGTCTTTCTGCTGCGTATGGTGTTTTGGTTTTGCGTGTGGCTTAGAAGCGTAAACCCGTTTGATAATTTAACCTGTGAGAGTTTCAAAAGAGTTTTTTCTGCTAATCTCCTCCCCCGCCCGGTGAGCCGTCACGAACACCGGGCGGGTTTCGGAGACCTTCGAGAAAGTCTGCACCACTAATATTAGTGGTTTCCTCGCTTTCCGTCAACTGTATCTTGTCTTGTATTTAGGGTGAATCTGTCAGCCGAACGACTCTATATGCGAGAGAATCTCACGGCCGCGCTCCATCTTCATATCCTCAACCAGCAGCCTAATTTCTTCGATGCACTTATACTGTATATCATAGGCTTCTTTTGTTTTCTGATCCATCTTTTCACCTCTCAAAACAATGATTTCATTATACATTGTTTTTTAAGGCTTTCAAGCTGAATCTTCAAAATCAGCCCACGACAGCGACCTCCACGCCCAGCAGGGCCGACCAGGTGCCCGCGCCGGCTTCTCCGTCCGGCTTTCCGTCGGCTCCGCCTACCGGCAGCCCCCCGACGATCTTGTCCGCCTGGTACTCCCTTACAGCTGTATCGGTATCTGTCCCGAAATCTCCATCTATATCATCAACGTAGTATCCTAAGCCTTTAAGGAGTGTCTGGAGGAGGCGGACGGACCGGCCGGAAGAACCCAGCTTCACCTCTTCGACGGTGAGCGTCGCCGTGAGTTTTTTCGCGGGCTTGCTGGCCGCTGCCTGTTCCGGCTTTCCGGTTGCTGCCTTTACCGGCAGACGGAAGGCCTCCGAGAAGTCCTTGATCGGCTCGTTAAAAGGCTGCTGTTCGTAATCCTCATAGTCGCCTTCGAGCCTGATCCGCTCTTTCCGACCGCAATCGTAGCGCTTATTTTTCCCGGCAGAAAGAAAAACATGCTCGTAGTCCCGCGTAAATACGATGTCGCCGGCGCGGACCTCGTTTACATCCGTGATTCTCCCGCAGAATGTCGGGAGCCAGTCCTTAAGACCGGCCGCGTCGCGATTTCCGGCATTGATTCCCAGAGCAAAGAGAAGCCAGTCTATGAACCTGTCGCAGCAGATCCACCCCTTTTCCGGGCACCACCACGGCGCGATCGGCGGGTTGCCGTATGTGAACCCGTCCTCATAGAAATACCTCGTCAGCTTTGCCGCCGTGTTGAGGACGTCCTCAATCGTGAAGTTGAAGTTAAGCGCGAGCGCCTTTGCCTTTTCCGCGTCCATCGCCGCCCAGTCCGCGGCATCTACCTTCCCGTCTACGGTGAGCCTGTAGCGGATCCGGAACCCCTCCTGAAACTCTTTTGTGAATCTTTCCGTCGTGCCGGCGAAATCGCCGTCTTTAAATTTAATTTTCGTGTAGTGGTTGCTATCGCAAAATCCCAGGGCCATGAGGCCGTCTTGCCATTCTTCGACGGCCGGACCATTAGAGCCCACTTTCAGGTTTTCTCTGTTTCCCATTCTATCCAGCTCCTCATAGCGCGGCGAGATATAGCCGCGGATCTGGCGATTATTGACGTCAATGCGACGATAGCCGACCATATTATTTTTGTTTCCCTCAATGACCTTAATCGTGCGGCCCTCGATCTCCACGACCGCGCCGACATGGTCCGCGTGTCCGATATTGTCGCCGCTGCCGTCGTCGTCCCAGTTGTAGAGGACGAGTTCGCCCCTGATCGGGACGTGGGCGTCGTCCTCAATCCAGATCCCGGCGGCCTTCGCCTTCTCGATCATCTCCTCACAGCCGCACTCGATCGGGAAGATCTTCGCGACGCCTGCCTTGATCGCGGCCGCGCTGGCCGCTTCCGCGCACCATGCATCAGTATACTGGGCCTTGTAGCCGCGCGGGTGCGGGAGGTAAGTGTTGTAAAGGTCAATAATAACCTTATGGCTTCCGTCGCCCTCATTGAGGCCATAAAAGGATTCAAACGCCGCGACATAGGCGTTACGTTTCCCCGCCGGCGTCTCCTCTTCCAGGGCGGCCAGAGCGTCCGCCAGCTGCTGAGGCCAGCGTCCGGCGTCTTCCTGGCCGTATTTCGCGTAAGCGTTCCTTAAGAGCTCCGTCTCCGTCGCTCCGCCGGACGAAAATTTTCTCGCGCCGGTCAGCTGGCCGGAACGGATCGAGAAGGAGAAGAGGGAGCCACGGAGGGCGGCGCTGTGTTTGGCCGCGTCGATCCCGTAGAGGTTCAGCAGGTAGCGGGCGGCCGGTTCGTAATATTCTTTTCTTGCGAACTCGTCCTGAAGATCACAGAACTCTTTCTGTGAGGCGTGGGCCGTCCAGGCGGCGCGGAGGCCGGCATTCCCGACGAGCGCGGCATTTCCCTTGCCCATGTCCGCGTAGCGTCGGAATTCTGCATATTTCCCGGGGTTCTTCTCAAGGCAGAAGTTCAGGAAATCGACAAGGGCGTATCTGTAATCAAACTGATAGATCCCCCACGCTCTCCCGCGGTCGCCCATGCAGGCATAGCCCGATTTTCCGGATTCTCTTATAAGCCATCCCATCCAGATATCCATATAGCATTTTCCTCCTTAATCTCAAAAGGCGCCCACCGCGGGCGCCCCTTTTTCTTTTATCATCCTTATCTTTTCGCTGACTCGTTCAGCATCTCGACCGCCTTTGACAGGACCGGAATTTTTACGCCTGCAACGCCAGCGTTCTCCGTCAGCGAGATCAGCTCATTCGCCAGCAGGGCAATAATCACGGCGTTCCTGAAATAATCGACCTTCAGGACGCTATCGACCATCTGGCCGGCCACTACCAGCACCAGCATGATCACCTTCTTCGCAAGACCCTTAAGGCCCACGGCGGAGCTGAGGCCGCCGGTCTCCGTGTGCGGTGACTTGTGCAGGATCCCGGCCACGATCATTCCGGTTAAGTAGTCCAAGATCATGAAGACAACGAGCGCCTGAACGGCCGTATCCCAGCCGCCCATGAGCGAGCAGACCGCGCCGGCCGCTGCTCCGATAATAGTGACGATCTGGTTTTTCATGTTTTTAATCTCCTTCCCATTTTGTTTTTAAGTATAGCGAGTGAAAGTTCGGTTTTCTGATAAGAATGCAGAAAAAGACCCGGGTGAGGCCCGGGTCTTAATGTGATCTAAAGTTTTCTTTAAATTGGCACTCTTTGACTACTAAATCCTTGACTAGAAACTAACTTCCTTGACTAAATAGGCGTTTAGTTTACTATCGTATATGGGCAAAGACCCGTTTCGGCTAATTTTCTTGCCACATCGTCATGATAGTATCCATTTGCTTTTGAAATGCAATAACACAATTCCCCTATCGCATTGGCAATTAGGAGGTGATGAGGGTCATCGCTCTCAAGCAAAAAACGTAACGCATTATTGATGTAATCGGAACAAGGGTATTCGCCATATATGTTTTTCTTTTTGCCAAACATTTCAAATCCTCTGTGCGTTTATTCTACTTATGTCTGTATCGCGGTAGGTTCGGTCAGCTCTTCGGTGAAAACAAAAAAGTTTTTATTCACAAGCCCCACCATAATCTTAAAGTATTGTGCAGGCAATGCAAACGTAAGCGCCCCGTTTGTGCCGCCGTGGATTCCGTATCCGAGGGAACTTAAACCATCAGAAAGGCTAACCGTAAAATTACCCGACTGATTAGACCTTATAACATATACAGTTTTGATGCCGAATGGATTGTACGAATCAGCATTTTGCACCGTGTCGATTAATTGTATCTTAAAGCCATTTTTATTCTCTATAATCGTCAAATCGGGCGACTGCTCATTGATTGCGAGGGTCTCGCCGATCGTGTAGTAATTTGGTATTTTTCGCCTCAATATTGATTTCGCATGTACCAAATTACTTGATGCCTTAGAACTAGTTGAGATTGACCGTATATCTTTTGAGTTGTAGTTATTATTATATCCCGTTGACCTCGCAACTAAAACGGAATAATCATAGTAATACGATACTACAACAGCGCCACTTCTGGGGCCTTCCGCTGTAAGCGATCCGTAATAATTACCAAGTGAATAATTAGTGACTACAATAGGAATGGCGTCTCCCTGTGAATACATGGAACCGACATAATGACCATATGTTGATGACCAGTTGATTCCCGCTCCACCCAACCGAGTATCAATAATACCAAAATTATTCTGCGTATTGCAATTCTTGACCATTACCGCCCCGCCAAAGCATACGACACAGTTTTTTTCAATGTAATCGCTTGGGATTCTGTTAGCTGCAATTTCTGCAAGATTGAACCGAAGATTATTGGCATCATAGCTTACAATTTTCTTCATTAAAACGCCGATATAATTGTCTGCTGACGGATCGAGATAATCGCTCGCGTCGTACAGAAACATGTTTTCTGCATATGCCGATTCGAGCATGGCGGCTGTCTGAGCATTCAGTGATGTATCTATATCTAATACCACATTAGTATAGCAAGATACAGTCAACTCTATTTTTTTGCCGCAATATGCGGCATTAATATAATCAAACGACATGTGACCGCTTGAATCTATGTACACGCCATATGCGAGGCAGTAATCAACATTTATGCGGTCTATAATACTACCTGCGGCACTTTTGAATTTGATGCCGCACATGGCTTTAAAGCTGTTGCCCTTTATGGTAAGTATGCCCTTAAAAACGACAGTGGCGGTCACGTTAATGACGTAATCCTGATAAGCGGTATTTGCTTTTAAAGTTGCGTTATCAAACGTCACCGTGATCGGTAATGCAATGTCCACACCGGAGACCATGTATACACCGGATGGGACATATACATCCTTACCACTTGCAAATGCAGAATTAAAAGCCTGAGTATCATCCGTTGAGCCATCGCCTACAGCCCCGTACATCTGGGGGGTGACGTAAGAGTTCATAACCTTGCTTGCGGTTGACACGCTAAATTTTTTGTCTGTAAGGCTATAATCTTCAACGGTTGTCGTGGCTTCCGGGTGGTCATCAAGCCAATCAGATACTGCTTGTGCAGTCTGGGCATCCGTAGGATTACCAACATCTGACCATTCTGTTTGACCATTGCCGAGAGAACGGAGTATCTGTCCAGATGTGCCATTAGGGAGCGTGGCGGGCTTTGGTATTTTAGCGTTTTCGGCGGATTGCGCACGGGTTACCTCGGCGGCAAGTGATGATGTGTTGCTCTGTAAAGATTCATTTACATCATCTAAATCTTCCTTTATCGCTGAAACCTCAGCCCCCACCGCTGCCGCGTCGGCAGCCTTGCCGGACTCCGTCAGGGTGGTGTCGAGCTCGTACGATCCGTACTTGATTCCATGCTGCCATGTGACCCCGTCGTAGTAGTAGAGGTAGCCGTCCGCTCTCACGATCGCAAGCTGGTGCTTCGTCACATCGAGGCCGCTTAAGTCTGCGACCGTTGCGACCACGACCGGCGACGAGTTAGTGATCCTCGAGAGCACCGCCTTGACGTCGTTGATCGTCGCCGCGGTCGCCGTGAGCGTCGCGACGAGGCCCGCGAGCCGGTCGATCTCCGACTCTCTGGCGGCCTCCTCTTCCGGATTCTCATAGTCGATTGTTCCGGCTACGCGGATATCCGTTACGGCGGAATTCCAGCGTTTTGTGATCTTCCCGGTTTTGTCGGCGGTTACGGCATAGAGGAAGAACTTGACCACACCAGAACCGCCCTTGTTAATGTTATTGTCGAATTCCCACGTGACCACGCCGCCCGACACGGTCAGCGGGTTGCTGTGGCTCGTCCCGTCCGTACCCGTGAATACCGCGTACCAGGTCCCGGTCGTGAGGTTGTAGTCCGGATCCAGTCCCAAGCACGTAAGCTTAAAGCCGTTAACGGCGTAGTCGCCGTCAACCGCTGCCACCTGGGACTTGTCCCATTTAATTTCCCTTGTTACTTCGTTTACGGTTGCTTCGATGTACACTTAAACGCCTCCTTCAGTCAATGATGATTCCATTGACTACGTTCTTGCTGGATGTGGCCGAAACCATAACGCTCCCGGTGTAGCCCTTATAAGCTACTGGTGAGTCCCAGTCATCTGACACCCAGATCTTCGGTGCAACTAATCTCACGCCGTTCTCTCCTCCGATCGCCAGGGTCGAAACCCCGCCCACTCGGTTCGTGAAGTCAATGAAGTTCTTACCTTCTCCGCCATAGCTTCCGGTGATCTCGCCGTCCTTGATTTGGAACTCCGTCGTATACCCGCTTTTGGTGATTGTCTGCGATATGGTCCCTTTTGTGATAGCGACTCCGTCCTTGTTTATCGTGCAGATCGCGTTTCCGGATGCGTCGAGCACGGTCATCGTCCCGTTCTTATTTCCGGATCCGCCCAGCGTGAAGTCTCCTTTTTTGATGGTCACGCCATCCTTACTAATCGTGCAGATCTCATTGTTGTAGGCGTCATAGACGCGCAGCACTCCGTTCCCATTCCCCGCCCCGCCTAATGTCAGTGTCCCGCCTTTCAAGCGGTCCGCGGCCATCGTCCCGGCCTGGATGAAGTCGGCCACAAAGACCCCGGCAGCGGTGAGCGCCGTCGTAAATGGCCCGCCTATCCCGTTCGACGAGTGGCCCAGCCCTTCGAGGTTCCACCGCCAGACATTCCGGGCCGTCGCCGTGTCCGGCGTGTCCATGATAAATATTTCCTGCGGGTTCTCCGCCGGCGAAAGAAGAACATAGCCGCCGGAATTCCCCGTAATCGCGGCCGTTACCTGTGCGATCCGGCGCTCCATCTGGCTTTTCACTTCGATTGTGGCCGCTTCCTGTTCTTTCTGCTTAAGTGCGATCGTCTGCACGAGGTTCGCCCGGGCTTCTCCCAGATCGAAGCTTATGCAGCGCTCGTGGATCGAGTCATAGACGGTTTTAACAACCTTTGCCTTCTCGACAAGTCCCAGCTTGTCAAGGATTACTGTTACCGTGTCGCATAATCCGACACGTTCCAGGGCGTCAGCGTTCGCGTAATCCCGCGTTTTTGAAAGGTCTATGAATGAAACCTTGATTGATATCTTAGGCTCGTCTATTCCGCTTCTGGCGTATTCTACGGCTTTCGCCCTCAGCATGGTTTCCGTGATCGTGACGCCGGCCGCGAACTCCTGGGACAAATCCACCGGCTGGCAGTAGACCCTCGCGTACTTGTCCGCGTTCGGGGTTGCTATCGTTTTTTCCGGCAGGGATACAAAAACCTCCTGATCGGTTCCGGCTTTCGTATACCATGCATACGGGAAAATGGCCGTCGTGACGCTCTGGATGTTCTTCTCCATCCTCGAATCGACGAGGTTCTTTCCGTACCGGATCACCACGCCGTTATCAGCGCCTCTCTGAGCGTGCAGCTTGACCGTGTAGCGGTCAAACTGATACTCGCCGCCCCACGTGTCGAGGACGGACCCCTCGACGCCTCCTAAGAGCTTGCGGAGGTTGTACACGCCCTTAACGCTCATGCTCTTGATCGTCGCTATATTGCTCCACGCCTCGTAAGGCTTCGCGACCGCTGCCGCGGTAATCATCCTGTCGATCGCGTCCTGTGGCGTTGTGTCGGCCGCCGAGAAGTTCGGGACCGGGCAGGCGTTCAGCTCATAAGACATGTGCTCTGCCTTATAGGTCGCAACCCCGGCGATCGGCTGCGATACCTTGTAGATCCGGAACGGCTGCGGCTCGTCCGCGTCGGAAGGCTTCGCCATGATATAGGCGCCTTCTTTCAGGTCCCCGAAGTAACGGCCGTCCTTTGGGTACTGTAGCTCACACTCAAAGGCCCCGTTTCTTACCTCCGTTACCTCGCAGCTGATCGCCTCCTTTAAGAGTCCGACCCCGTTATTTAGAAATTCTGTTTCTGTTTCCTTGTATAGAATCGGTATCATAAGCTGCACCACCGCGGGACGATTTCGACCCGCTGCACGTTCCCGGCCCAGCTGATCGTATTCTTTCCGGGAACCAGGCGCGGGAAATACTGAGAGTTAAGCTTTCTGTTAAGGAGTGTATCTCCTTTAAAAGCTATCATATCAAAACTGTCGATTGTGATTGAATTCTCGATCCCCTTAATTGAGATCGCGCGGTCGTTGAAGTATAGCGTCACATCGCCGGACCCGTAGACGGTCACCAGCGGCCGGGACGTGAAAGCCTCCGCATTATAGAGCGTGCCGCCGGGGGCCGTGAATGTCTTTTTCAGTTCCCCGCCCAGCGCGTACTTATACGCCCGGGCGGTGAATGTGATCTTGATCCTGCCTAAGAGCGCCGCGGCGATATCCTCGACGCTCGCGGCGTCCTTGACATAGGCCTCCCGGTAATAGTCCGGATCATAGCTTTCTTCGAGGCGTTTAAATGCCGTCTTGCCATAGAGCCATGCGTGAATCTTCCGGGCCAGCGTCGGGAGGTCGTGTTCCTTATCCGGCAGGACATGACAGTTAAATCGGATCTCGAAGTCCTCGCATTCCGCGTTGTCGAGCGGGTCCGCGTTCGTCTCATAGATAAGCGTTCCGCGGCCGGGAATGTACACGGTCTCGACCCGCGGACGCGGGGCGCCGTAAATGTTCTCTTTGTAATCTACGACAAGCCCCATCGAAAGTGAGTTGATCCCGTCATACGTGAAGTGATTTAAGAATTTCTCAGCATATTCATATTCAAGCAAAGGCCAGTTCCTCCCTTTCCCGGATCTCCTCCGCTTCTTCCAGGACATCCCGCGTCAGCTTCTTAACATCTTCGCCGGTGTTGTTGTTGAAGTTCTCTATATTGACGTTGATCTCCGTTCCCCCGCTGCCTACCGGCGTATTTTTCGCCGCCCTGCTAAGAGGCGTTACAATCGTCTTCCCATTTACCATCGAGATAATTTCGGGCCCGGCTTCCGCGACCATCGCGGAGCCTTCGGAGAGTACGCCGCCCTTTGCCAGGCGCGGAAGGCCGACGCCGCCGATCGTGCCGACGGAGACGCCCGGGATCGCGTTGATCAGGTTGATCGCCCCGTTGATGATCCCGATCGCGTTGTTGATTGTCCCCTCAATCATTCCGATTATGCCGTTGATTCCATTCCTCACGGCTCCGCCGATCGCGTCGGCAATGCTGGAACCTAAGGACGAGAACGTCGTCCTGATCCGGTCCCAGAGGCCGGCGAAGAACGCTCCCCATCCGGCAAACACATTCTTAACGGCCGCCCACGCGGACCCGAACTTGTTACTCATCCATGTGTCTACTACGGAGAATACGCTTGTGATAGCTGCCCACTTCTCAGCCGCCCAGGAGCCGGCCGCTGCAAATGCGGTCGTGATTGCGTTCCAGGCCTCTGTGAACCTTGCGCCGAACCACTCGCCTACCGCTGCGAATATCGCCTGGATGCCCGCCCAGATCGTCGAGAAGAGCGTCTGCATATCCGTCCCGAACGCCGCAAGCGTGCCCTCAATCAGCGCGATCGCCGCCGATAGGATCCCCTCGACCGCTGCAATCGCCGTTCCCAGGGCATTGAGCATATAGCTGTAGAATGCCTCTGTGTCGCCGTTGAGAAGCGCCAGGAAGCCAGCTATCAGGTTCGTTATCGTCTCGATGATGGCCGTGATCGCGTCCGTAAACGGAGCGGCGGCATCGACCAGCCCATTGATCAGCCCGAAAAACAGAGTGGTGAGGAACT